TCTGCTGTTTTAATGACAGATATAATGAATACAAGTATTTTTGATACTCACATTCATAGGGCAAAAGGTTTTACTTCTCCTCCACTTTTTGGAATGATTTAAAGGTTATATCATGGCAACATTATTTTCAAGATTAAATTACACTTTTACTGATCCAAATTCTGTCATCAGTCCACTGTCCAATAATGTTAAACGCACGTTGGATGGCATGCCGAAGATGTTAGAATCATGGCAAGCCGAAGATTTAGCAACCAGTAATACTGGCGGATACTTTGTTAATCCTTGCGCCAACATTACAACTAATATTTGGACAACATCAAACACTTTAGTTTCTGTAGCAAATAATGTTCAAGGCTCTGGTAATTTGACCGGTCTTTGGACACAAATTCATACTACACTTTCCTATATTAGTAACAGTTCCACTGGCAATACTCAGGCTGGAGATTTTTTAGAACACACAAATAGAATATCTGGTGTAACTTCCATAGATGTATCGGCGGATCAAGGTGTTGCAAACTTGCCACACTATGAAACTGCAACGCAAACAGGTAAAGCTTTGATATCATTAATTTATCAAACTGATGGTATATCCAATAATGCACCAATCATGGGTAATTTTACTAGTTTGTTTGTAGCAAATGATTTAATTGTAATCTACAATACCCTGTCTACATATGCAAACATCGTTAATAATAGTATTACTACGACTATTGATCCTATGACATTTCTTCCAATAAATACATCAAATTTGACATATAGTGTGGTGAATTCTATAGCAACGACAGCTAATTCAGCAAATTCTATATTTTATGAACGTAGGGTACATGATGAACAATTTTTTAAAAACTCAACTGATTTATTAACTGACTATAAAAAAGTTCGTGGAATTGGCAAATCTGGCCAAGCCGAAAGTTATTTAATAGAAAATTTTATTGGATCCGACAAACTTCTTTCCAGGTTGCAATAAATAGAATATGGCCTTAGGAACAATTACAGATACAAGAGAATTTCGTGATTTGGATTTGAATTTTAGAATTCATCCAATCAAGAAAGATATCAATAAACATACAGCTGAACTGGCGGTAATCAATTCTATCAAGAATCTGATTATGACCAAGCATTTTGAGGTACCGTTTCAACCAGAAATTGGCTCTAATATTCAAAAATTATTGTTTGAACCACTAGACTCAGTTACAGGTGCTTTAGTTGAAATGGAAATAAAACAAATTGTACAAAATTTTGAGCCTCGAGCTAGTATTTCATTTATCCAAATTTTTCCAGATTATGATAAAAATGGCTTCTCGGTTGGTATGGAATTCTTTATCGTTAATAGAACCGACCCAATAACAATACAATTCTTTCTAGAGCGAGTGCGCTAATGTCACAAAATCGTTTACAGATTACAGAACTTGATTTCGATACAATCAAGACTAATCTAAAATCATTCTTAAAACAACAAACGGAGTTTCAAGATTATGATTTTGAGGGCTCTGGTTTAAATGTGTTAGTTAATTTACTGGCATACAATACACATTATAATGCCTATTATCTAAACATGGTGGCTAATGAGTCATTCTTAGATACTGCCTTATTGCGTGATTCTGTTGTTTCTCATGCAAAAACTTTAGGTTATATTCCCCATTCTAAAACCGCTTCTACGGCAGTTATCAATTTAACCATTGATAGTGGTAATTCGACATTAGACACATTGACAATTCCTAAAGGTTATGTTTTCAATTCAGATTTGATAGATAAAAGAATTTTCAATTTCGTTGTTATGGATGAAAACACAGTTACTAAATCTAATACAAGTTATCATTTTGAAAATTTAAATATCAAAGAAGGTGAATTAACAACTTACACCTACACATATGATGAAGCTTCAAATCCAAAATCTGTTTTTCTATTACCTGATGCAGATATAGACACCTCTACAATTACCGTAATTGTTAAGCCTTCGGCTTCAAATACAACATCCACGGTTTATAATAAAGTGACAGATATATTGGATGTTACAGCTGCTTCTGAAGTCTTTTATTTACAAGAATCAAAAGGCGGAAAATATCAAATTTATTTTGGTGATGGGACTGTTGGTAAAAAATTAGACGATGGATCGGTAGTAGCACTTACATACTTATTGACAAATGGTAATTTAGCAAATAAAGCAACTGGATTTTCCCAAACATCCGCTATTGGTGGTTATACAAATTCAACTATTGAGGTTTTGTCTGTGGCAGCTGGAGGATCAGATAGAGAAACTGTTGAAGAAATTAAAACATCTTCACCATTACAGTTTACAACACAGAATAGATTAGTAACAATAAAAGATTATGAGTCGTATATAAAGAAAAATTATCCAAGTATAGATTCACTTTCAGTTTGGGGTGGAGAAGATGAAGTTCCTCCAGTTTATGGAAAAGTTTTAATTTCTTTAAAACCAAAAGCTAACTATTATATTACAGAGATTGAAAAGACAAGAATACTTAATGAAATTATTAAACCTAAGTCAATAGTTTCCGTAAGTGCAGAAATTCGTGACGCTGAGTTTTTGTTTATATTGTTAAATACTACGGTAAAGTATGATTCTAAAAGAACAACATTGTCTGAAGCTATATTAAAGTCAACAATAAGAAATGCTATTATTAGCTATAGAGATATCAATCTCAATAAATTTGGTAGTATTTTTGCTTTATCCAAATTGCAAGACAGTATTGATAGCATCAGCTTAAACGGCATTATTGGATCCGAAACTGTGGTTCGATTACAAAGAAGATTTCAACCAGAGATAGGGTTAACATCAAATTACAAAATTAATTTCGGTGTTCCTTTGCGCCGAGGAACAATTACAAATAAAATGACTTCAACTGAATTTGTAACAGTCGATAATATTGGTGTAAGTCGTACAGCTATTCTTGAAGAAATCCCACAATCATCTACGGGCATTTCATCAATAGAGATTTCTAATGCAGGTTATAATTATCTAACTGCGCCAACCATAACTATTACTGGTGACGGAGTTGGAGCAACAGCTATAGCTACTATTTTAAATGGTCAAATTTCAGAAATAAAAATGACGAATCGTGGTGTTGATTATAGTCGTGCTGTTGTAACAATCACAGGAGGCTCTGGTGTTGGAGCTATTGCCACTGCTGTTATAGATTCTCGTATCGGTACAATTAGAACAATTTATTTCGACACTAATGCTGATAGACAAATAATAAACTCAGCTGTTGGAACGATCAACTATGATTCTGGAGTAATTGAAATTAATGATTTAAAGGTGCTGGCAGTTGCAGCACCTGATGGTTTAATTCGTTTAAGTTTAGAAACAGAATCAGGAATTATTGATTCTAATAGACAAACAATTTTAACAATTGACGAAACGGACACAACATCTATTACCACACAATTGATAAAAGTTAGTTCGTAATGTCAGAATTTAAAAATTCAATTCTTGTATCGCAACAAGTTCCCGAATATATTCGGGATGAATACCCTTTATTCGTAAATTTTTTAGAAGCATATTATGAGTTCCTTGAGACAAAACAAGGAACCCAAAAGAATGATTTAATTCAACAAGCTAAAAAGCTGCGAAATATTTCTGATGTTGATGATTCAATTGATGATTTTTCTGAAAGTTTTATTTCCAATTTTGCAACTTTACTACCACAAAACGAACAAATAGATAAAGCATTTTTAATTAAGAATGTATTGCCACTTTATTTGGCCAAAGGTAGTGCAAAATCATTCGACCTATTGTTTAGAATTTTATATGGTGAAGAAGTTGTAATAACTTTGCCAAAAGATAGTATCCTTAGAGCTTCAGCTGGCGAATGGACAGTTGAAAATGTTTTAAGAATTGACAATGATGTGTTCTCATCATATGTTGGAAATGGAGTAACAAAAACATTTTTTTTAGCTCAACAATCAACTATCAATGATGTTACTGTATATTCCAATGGAACATTGTTGAGTAGTGGATATACGGTACGTAGAGAATCTAAAAAAATAATATTTCAAACTGCTCCAACTTTAGGAACAGTAATTGAAGTTTATTATGCCAATTTTAATTTTGAACTATTGAATTCTAGAAAAGTTACAGGCACAAGTTCTGGCGCAACAGCTTTTATTGAAAGGGCTGCACCAAGGCTTATAACACAACAAACTTCCATTGAATTATACATTAGCACAAATAATTTGACCGGCACTTTTTTAAATGCAGAAGAAGTTACTATTGAAATTATTGCTGATGATGGTACTACATTAATAACACTTGGATCAAGTACAATCTCCACGGTTAATTTAATTACGGTTATAAATGGCGGCGCAAATTATAATGTAGGCGATCCAGTGCCAATTAATGCTGGTGGTTTTACCACTAGAGCTGAAGCTGTTGTAGACAGTATTAAAACTGGTTTTGTGGATACAATGAATGTTCAGTTTGGTGGTGCAGGCTTTCAAGTTGGTGGTATTATTACTGGGCCTGGGCCAAGCAGTTCACTTGTAACAGCTGGTGTTGGATCAGTTGATGCATCTGGCGCCACTAGTGCCAATACTTATACTATATTTACTGATGTTATTTCTGATTATTCTAACGTAGTAATATCCAGTTCAGATTATGGATTTCCAGCTAATATTATTCCTACTGGTGAAAACGCATCAACACAATTGATTGATGCTTTTTCTAGAGGCTCTGTAACAGGCATTGGTCCTATAACATCTGCTACTATTCTTTTTGCTAATTCATCTAGTAATAATATTGTATATGATTCTGAGGGTGCAAAAATACAAACACTTGCAAATACATTTATCGATATAAAAACACTTGGTTCATTAGGTAGAATTCGAATAAATTCAGCAGGAACTGGTTATGTTATAGGTGATGAGATAGTTTTTGGATTATTACCATTTGGAAATTTTGGCCAAGCAGCTGCTGCGGCCGTAACAAATGTGAGTAACACCGGCGCAATTACAAAAATTGAATTTGGCCCATCTAGAATTAATGGCACAGTATCAGCAAATGCCAATACTGTTATAGTGACTGGAACAGGAACTAGTTTTGTTAACGAATTGAGAGTTGGTGATCAAATTATGATTAATTTGGAAACCAGGTACATTAATACAATTTCATCTGCGACTTCATTTAATGTTAACGTAGCATTTACCAAAACTTCAACAAATAATAAAGTTGGAGTGTATGATAGACATCCAATTGGAGGCGTTGGTTATATTCAGAATAATTTTCCAACATTAACTATCAGTTCGTCCAATGTTTTAGCAACTGGAGCTAACGTAGAAGTAATCTCTATCATGGGAGATTCAGAACAAATTACAGGAACAACTTCATCCACAAATGGTGAAATTCTTAAAATTAGAATCACTAATGCTGGTGCTGGGTATGAATTTTTACCAGCTGTGGATTTAACAGGTAAAGGTGATGGTTCTGCCACGGCTGAGGCCTCTATTGAGAGGTCTTATGTTTCTTTTCCTGGACGTTTCACAAGTTCAGAAGGCATTCTTTCAGCTCTAGATAGAAAAGTTCAAGGTCTTAACTACTTTATTGATTTTACATATCTAACTTCCGTTCAAGTCGAATTCTCAAGATACAAAGATATTATAAAATTACTTTTACACCCAGCTGGTTTTAAAAATTATGCAGAGTATCCAATTGATAAGAACATTAATACATCTTTAACTCTTGTCTCAACTAAAGCTAATGCTGTATCTGGTACAGTTAATGTTAATAATTCAATTTATGTTACCGGAACAAACACCAGGTTTATTACGGCCAACAGTCGTGGAATCTTCACAATTGGTTCAAATATATCTATCAATAATCAAATTAGAACGATTAACGCTGTTATAAGTAATACACAATTAACAGTTTCTACTGCATTTTCTACCAATTCTAATACACAATCCTTAATAATTGTAACATAAATATAGTTCATGGCAACGAATTACACATCTAAAAAACTTCCGCTGAATAATGCTGAAAGATTTAAAACGTCTTTTAGTGACGTTTCACCGTCAATCCAATACATTTTCTTGGGTGGCCATGTTCCTTATGCAAATGAAGCCTCGCCAAATTCAATTATCGAAACCGTTTCTACTGAGAAATCGGTATGGGATAACATGTTTGCAGCCAAACGCATTACAGCAAATGATGTGGAACATGTAATTCCTCGTGTTAATTGGACCGCAAATACAAAATATAGACACTATGATGACACTATTGCTTTAACTGATTTGTTAACCGCTAACACGGCTCAAAATCTTAAACCGGTATATGTTATTACATCTGCACGAAATGTATATAAGTGTTTATCAAACAATGCATCAGCAAACTCAACAGTTGAACCCATAGGTGACTTTACCACATCCAATGGAGTTATCTCTACGGCTGATAGTTACATTTGGAAGTACATGTTTAATGTTCGTTCATCCAACAAGTTCTTTACAAACGATTGGATTCCAACTCCAGTTAGGTCTGCTACAGCCAGCACGTTATCTGATTATAATTTAGATGATACCGGAGTTGTTGAAGGAGAATTAACCACAGTTACTATCAATACTGCTGGCTCTGGTTATTATCACAACATTGTTACAGTATCTCCTTTTGGATCAAGTTGTACAATATTGACATTGGCTAACACAACGAATGTAGCGGCAAATATGTCGGTTACTGGAACAGGTATTTCAACAGGTTCATACATTGCTAATCTTGATACACCAAATAATAAGATTACACTATCTTCATCCACCACAGCAAATGGCGGCGGATCAGGTAATAATTTAACCATTTTAACTAGAGTGTATTTTGAAGGTGATGGTATTTCAGCCGCAGCCAGCGCAACTGTAGCTAATGGTGCTGTGACAAAAATTACAATGACCACCATAGGTACTGGTTATTCCAAAGCTAATGCGTTCATTTATGGTTCTGGAACAAACGCAACTGCTCGATGTGTTATTGCACCAAAATATGGCCACGCATATAACCCAATTAATGATTTGTTTGCTACCAATGTTATGGTTGCAAGTAGAATTGGTGATGTTGATTCTACAGAAGGTGGAATTATTTCTACAGATACTTCGTTTAGGCAAATTGGACTTCTTAGAAATCCTCATAAATATGGAATAACTAACTCTGCGAATAATTCAACCGCAAATGCTGTTATTTCACAAACAAGAACAATAACTGTTACTACGGGACCACTGTATACAGTTGATGAATATGTTTATCAGGGAGCAGCTGCTAATAATGCAACAGCTTATGGGTTCATACATTCTCAAACGGCCACAGCTGTAAAATTAACAAGAGTTTCTGGTACATTTGTTGTGGGTCTTTCTTTAGTTGGCAATACATCCGGTGTAACGAGAACAATTGTTGGCCAAACAAATCCAGAATTTGAACCATATTCCGGTGATATACTGTATGCTGAAAATACAGAAAAGGTTGATAGAGAAGATGGTCAAGCAGAAAATATTAAATTCGTAATACAGTTCTAAAGGCAAATAATGGCGACAAACTATAATGTTAATCCTTACTATGATGATTATGATGAAACGAAACAGTTTTATCGTATTCTGTTTAGACCAGGTCGTGCGGTACAAGCTCGAGAATTAACACAACTACAAACTTCTTTACAGAAACAAATTGAGCGTTTTGGCCAAAGCATTTACAAAGAAGGTTCCATCGTTATTCCTGGTGGGCAAAGCATTGATCGTAATTACAAGTTTGTAAAATTAACAGCATCTTTTGGTGCAAATACTTCAGACACTAAAATTTCATCTCTGATTAATGAAACTATTACTGGAGCAAATTCAAAAGTACAAGCTATTGTTGTAAATTCTGTGCCATCAACAACTGCTGGTGATCCACCTACAATATATGTAAGATATACATCATCTAGTCCCTTTATTGGAGGATCGAATACTGTATTTCAAGCAAATGAAACCATTGTAAACACTTCTGGTAATATTACATTACAAGTTGCTTCTACAAATCCAACAGGTAACGGAACATCTTTTTCTGTTTCAAATGGTGTGGTTTTTACAAAAGGTGTTTTTGCTTATTTTGACGATCAAATTTTTATTGTTGAAAAGTACACTCAAGCAAATAATGTCATATTAGGATTTGAAGTTTCTGAGACTACAACTACATCCGGCCAAGATGCCACATTGTTAGATCCAGCTGTTGGCGCAAGTAACTACATTGCTCCAGGTGCTGATCGCTATAAAATTTCTTTAGATTTATCAAAAAGGTCACTTGATGTAGATACGACTGAAGATGCAAATTTTATTGAACTGTTCCGCCTTGAAGATGGAAAAGTAATATCTCAAAATTTAGGGCCACAATATAGCGTTTTGGGTGATACTCTTGCTCGTAGAACATTTGAGGAATCTGGCAATTATACAATAAGACCATATAGATTAGATGTAATTAATCATTTGCGAAGTAGCAATACGTCAACAGATGGGTATTATGCATCCGGTGAAGGCGGCAATGATGATAAACTTATTGCAGTTGTTGAGCCTGGAAAGGCATATGTTCGTGGCTATGAGATTGAAAATGTGCGATCACGATATCTGATTGGCAACAAAGCAAGAGATTTTGCTAATGTTAATAATGGTTTAATTAGCACAACAATTGGTAATTACATTTATGTAACTAATGTATTCTCTATACCAATATTAAGCACTTTATCAAATGTTAGTTTGTATGATCAATTCAACTCGGTCAGAGGCACCGGCAATGGAAATATTGTTGGTACAGCCAAAGTTAGTAACATAGAGTTTTATTCTGGAACAGTTAATACAACAACTGCAATCTATAAACTTTGGTTATTTGATGTTGAAATGAATAGTGGTAAATTCTTTGAGCGTGATGTTAAACAGATTTTTTCAGAGAACAATACTTATGCTGATTTTACAGCTGATATTTCACCAGTATTAACCCAATTAACGGGCTCAGTAATAACAACAACTTCTAGTAATACAATTACAGGTATAGCAACTAGATTTACAACCGAAACAAAGGTTGGCGATTATATTACAATTCAAGGCACACAATTCAGAGTTGGTGCAATTACCAATGCTGTTTCAATTACTGCAAATACTAATGCAACATCAACTGTTTCTGGTGTTGCTGCGGATCTGAATACAGCTGTTGTTAATGATACAATATTCTTACCTCACATTTTTGAGATTCCCGAATCTACAATTAAAACAGTTGATCCAACAAACTTGGAAACATCATATGATGTAAAGCGTTCATATTCTAGAACGCTATCTGGTAATACTGTTACAATTACAGCTGGAACTAACGAGATTTTTAATCCAGTTACAACCACAAATTATATTTTGGCAGTTGCTAGTGGTGCCAATACAGGTAATTATATTCCAATTTCTACCACAGTATTGAGCCGTGGTGGTTCACCCACAGGCAAAACATTAACCGTAAATTTAACATCATTGGCAACAACACCTGCTAATGTTGCAGCTTACTCAACAGCTGATATTGTATTACATTCAACTATAAACAAAACAAATTCAGCAGCAAATAAGAAAACAAAAACATTGGTATCATCCGCAACACAAGATTTTATATCAAATGTAGCTGCTCAATCTACTGTAATTACCTTATCTGCAGCAGACATATATGCTGTGGCCAATGTAAAAATGTCAGCAGCTAATGTGGCATTTGGTTCTCCTTACAGTTCAAGTGGCGAAATTGATATTACTGATCGTTATGTTTTAGATAATGGCCAGCGTTTAACCTTTTATGATCTTGGCACACTCACACTTAAACCAAATCAACCAAAGCCAACTAATCCAATTCGTGTAACTTTTGATTTCTTTACACATGGTACTGGAGATTACTTCTCAGTTGATTCATATTCTGGTATTGATTATAAAGACATTCCAACATTTACATCTGGTAAAAAAACATATCAGCTTCGAGATTGTTTAGATTTTAGGCCTAGAATCAACAATGCTGGTACTGGGTTTACTGGAACTGGAGCTGTTGTTAATGATTTTATAGATCCAAATAATGATCTACTCACGGACTATTCTTACTATTTGCCAAGAATTGATAAAATTTCTATTGATAAAACTGGACTAATTCGTATAACTGAGGGCGTAAGTTCTTTAAATCCAAAAGAACCTAAGGCACCAGAAGATACAATGCCACTTTTTATAATGGAACAAAAAGCTTATGTTTTTGATGTTAAAACTGACATTGATGTAACCACAATTGAAAACAAACGATATACGATGCGTGACATTGGTCGTATTGAAGACCGTGTTAAGAACTTAGAATATTATACAACTCTAAATCTTTTAGAAAAAGAAACGAACTTTTTGCAAATTCAAGATGGCGATGGGTTCGATAGATTTAAAAATGGCTTTATTGTTGATAATTTTTCAGGCCATGGAATTGGCGATGTATTTAATCGAGATTATGGTGTGGCCGTTGATCCAGATAAAAATGAGTTACGACCAATTTGTAAAGTGGTTTCTATAGCATTAAGTGAAACCAATACATCTACAGGCCAAAGAACGGCAAATAATTATACAAAAACTGGTGATTTGATTACTCTGCCTTATACGCATGAATCTTATATTAAAAATCAAAAAGCCAGCAAAACTGAAAATATAAACCCATTTAGTGTTATTGTATGGCGTGGCACTGTCAAGTTAGATCCTGTTGGAGATTTCTGGTTTGAACAAAATCAATTGCCAACGATTGACAAAAATGAAAATGGTAACTATGACCAGTTCTTAGCAGATGCTAAAGCTAAAGGTACATACGGCACAATTTGGGGCAGTTGGTCTCAAGTCCAGTATGGAAATCAAAGAACAGATATTCGTCAAGGTCAAGTATATGATGTTGTTGAACAAATAGATAAAAGAACTGTTAAGGATGTAATCGTCAATAAGGTTATTATTCCAAAAATGCGTTCAATTACAATTGGATTTACAGGTGAGTCTTTAAAACCAAATACACGGGTACACATTTATTTTGATGATATTAAAGTAACTGGATTTTGTTCTACATCAAATACCGTTTCTAATACAAACGTCACATTGGCTTTAAATAATTATAATGATGCCAGTGCTAACAATTTAATTACTGATGCAACGGGTAAAATACAAGGTAAGTTTAGATATGAAGCCGATTACTTTAATTTATCAACTGGAGTAAAACGATTTAAAATTACTGATTCTCCAACTGATGGTACTGATTTTGAAACTTCTGCTCAAACAACATTTACTTCAAATGGAGAATTAACTGAAGTTCGTGATGAAAATATTTCCACAAGAAATGCAGTTTTAAATTCACGATCTATTTCAGATTCTATTACTACCACATTGGCCGATCCAGTAATACCAGCAGCACAGATTACAGCAACTGGAACTGAGGGTGGTGGATCAGGTGGTGGTGGAGGCGGAGGTGGAGGTGGAACAACTCCACACATTTCTAACGTAGATGCTTTAGATTTAATTTCCTCATATATGGGCAATAGGACACTTTCAACTGCCGAGAAAAAAGCAGCCGCAGCAACGCAAGAGTATAAGAATTATGCTACTAACATTGCTGCCATTGACGCTAATCCTGCATTGTCTGGTTTTAATGCAGGCAATTTAGCTTCCATTACAGGCATTGTGCCAAATGGATCTACAGGCATAACAATAAATCAATCTATCCTTGGTCAGCTTGGTGCTGCGGCCAAACCAGCGGACATGGCAGTATATCAAGCCAACTTTGCAGCTGCGAATGCATTAAGAAATGATCCTGCTGTTCGTGAAGCAATAGGAAGCGGTAAAGATACAACTAGTTTATTAGCAGTCTATTATAATAGTGCTGAAGCTCAAGCAGCAGGCAGCCAAGCAGCTCGAGAAAACTACGCTGTTACGGCAGCTGCGGCTGCTGTTTCTATAGCTGAAATTTCAGCTGCGGTAAATTATGTTGTTCCGCAAGTTGCTAATCCAGGTTCTTGGGTAAATGATGCTATAGCAGCTACAACTAATGCTATAAAATCACAAGCTGCAGCAACAGTTGTTAGAGGTGCATGTGCCAATATTGATAATGCTAGTGGTCCTGTGGATCCATTGGCTCAATCTTTCTTTATTGACCGACCTTTATATTTGTCGAAGGTTGATTTGTTTTTCTCTGCAAAAGATTCTGTCATTCCAATGAAAATACAGATTAGAAAAATGGTCAATGGAAGTCCTGGACCATTTGTTCTGCCTTTCTCTGAAACTTTGGTTTATCCATCTAGTATTAACATTTCAGATGATGGTTCAACTGCAACAACAATTTCATTTGATTCTCCAGTATTTTTAGATTCTGGTGAGTATGCACTTGTTTTGATGGCAGAATCTATTAATTATCGTGTTTGGATTTCACAAATTGGCGAAGCTGATGTTTTGACAAACTCTATAATTTCAGAACAACCTTATATTGGAGTTTTGTTTAAATCACAAAATGCTTCAACTTGGAGTCCTGATCAATATCAAGATTTGAAGTTTACATTGTATCGTGCAGTTTTTAATACATCAGTAACATCTACAATTGAATTTATTGCTAATACTGAAACTACATCTTACGGTTCTATTAGACTTGAACCTGATCCATTAGAAGTATCTCCAAATACTAACATCATGCGGGTATATCACCCACAACATGGCCAGACAACTGGTTCTAAAATAAGATTAACTGGTTTTCCATTACCTAATACGTTTGGTGTGTTGGCCAATTCCAATTTCTTTGGAATTCCAGTTAGCGAATTAGAAAATGTGCCATTGACAGTTAGTGATGTTACATTGAATAATTACACTATTACTTTACCAAATACTGTAAATGGAAATGTTTCTTCCACCACAAGAACAGGTGGTTATTGGATGAGTGTAACTGAGGATGTTGTCTATCACACTTATTATCCAGTATTTGCTACAATAACTCCAAACGGAACAGTTCTTGACCACAAAATCAAGACAACCGATACATCCTATACTGTAGATACATCATATACTCCAATTAATGTGGAAGACTTTGACTTTAATAGCACAAGAGTTTTAGCCAGTGCTGTTAATAGAGAAGTGTCAATGAGTAATGGATCTAGCTTTATGCACCTGGTTGAAATGTCAACAACAAATGATTATGTAACTCCAATTATTGATACAAAGCGTGCTATTGGTGGTATCTTTGCACGAAACTTAATTAATAATCCAACTTACAGTTCTGAAAACTTTGCTTCGGCAAATGACATTATAACCATTGCTTCCGCAAATAACATCATGGTAACTCTTGATGCATCAGTCAATGGCAAAGCAACGATCACACTTACTGGTGCAACTGACAAGACAAATGCATCGAGCTTAATTAAAGGCACTCTCCTTAATATTTCTGCAAATAATGGTATCAATAGTGGCCAGTACCGCATTTTGAATGTTACAGATTCTGGAGCTAACATTTCCGTTATTAATGTTAGTTCACAAAATGTTACAACAAATGGTACTGCAACATACACCATCACAAATGGCAGAAACTTTATTGCAGAAGAAGCGGCATTTGATGGTTCCGTCTACTCTAAATACATCACACGACAGGTAGATTTTATTAATCCATGTACTGCATTTAAGTTTATTGTTGATACTATTAAACCAGATGAAGCGGCAATTAATTTCTACTATAAAACTAGTGAAGTTGGAGACACAATTGAATTGAAGGACAAAGAATATACGCCTATCAATAATGTTGTAGTCAGAACATCTTTTGCTGGTGAGTATTATGAGACTGCACAATTGGTAGAAGGTCTAGCTCAATTTGATGCTATTGCATTTAAAATAACTTTCACCTCAACTGATAGTGCCAAGATTCCTAAAATTAGAAACTTACGAGTTGTTGCATTGGCATAATATGAAATTAAAAGTAGAAGGTCATCCCGATTTGATTCGGGATTCTAAAAGTAAAGCAATCATCAATGTCAATCAAACTGCCATGAATGAATATAAACATAATAAAAATATGAGAAGCAATGTTCAAGTATTATCAGATGAGATGGCTCTACTCAAGGATGAATTTAGTGAAATTAAAGGCCTTTTAAGGCAAATTGCGGCTAAGGTACAATAATGGCTATTAATCAATTAAGCACGGCAAATACATTCCAGCAATGGTTAACTTCATCTCAGTCTT